CGGCTGTTCGAGAAGCTGGTGATGGCGGACCGTAAGATGCTGGCGGGATATTGGAACTCCACGGTGATCCCCGCTCTGGTGTACATAGGCATTCTGCCCGAGGGAAGCGTGTTTTCCTGGCAGCAGGAGGAGGACGTCGAAAAACTGTGGGCGATGGTCGTGCAGCTCCTTCAGTTCAAGGACGTGCCGAACGACTGGATCGAGGAGAAGTTCGGCATCGTCTGCACCGATAAGGCCTTCACCGTGCCGGGACAGCTGTCGGAAACGTTGTCCGTGCCGCAGCCCCGGGAAGTCGATTTTTTCGCAACCGCCCCCTGATCGCGTACAGGGGGCTGCACGAAAGACTGGCGGCGGTCTACGGACTGGGTGATCCGGTGACGCTGGCAGCGGAGGGCGGCAAAGACAAAAAGCCTGTCGTGCGTCTGTCGACGTTCCGAAACGCCGCAAAGCACTTGCAAAAGGCCGGGGACTTTCGTCCCGACATGCTCGAGGATCAGCCGATCCGGACGCTGATCGACGAAATAACCGACGCCCTGATGGAAGGGGTCAACATCGGACTGAAGGATGCTGAAATTCCGACGGAAATGGCCGACAGGCTCGGGCGCGACGTGTTCGTGTTTTCGGGCTGCAAGACCTATCACGAACTGCGTGAGGCCTCGCAGCTCCTGCGCGATGATCGGGGACGGATCAAACCGTTCGGAAAGTTTTTCGAGGAGGTCCGACAGATACACCCCGAGTACAACGAACGCTATCTGGAGGCAGAACATCAGTTTGCCGTACACTCCGCACAGGCGGCGGCGCAATGGGCCGAAATCGAGCGAGAAGGGAATGATTACGATCTGCAATACCGCACGGCCAACGACGGCAAAGTACGGCCCGCGCATGCGAAACTCGAAGGACTGACCCGTCCGCAGGACGATCCGTGCTGGTCGGAGATCATGCCGCCGAACGGATGGAAATGTCGGTGCAGGGTCGTGCAGGTACGCAAGGGCAAATACGATTACACCGATCGGAACGAGGTTTCACAGCTTGTACGCGAAGCGACCACGGACCTCGACAGTCAGGGACGTAACCGCGCTGAAATGTTCCGTTTCAATCCCGGCATGGATAGAGTGATTTTCCCGAAACACCATCCGTATTACAACCTTTCAATCCAGGCAAAAACGGTAATAACCGATATGGCCGACAAGCGGGAGGTTAAAAATGGGTTTGCTGCCAAGACGATTGCCGAGGCCGAGGAAGCGTTCCGCGCACAGCTCGGTGTAAAATGCCGCCTCGACGGATTTAAGAAGTCCGACATGGCGCAGGTTCGTGATATATTCGAATGCGTTAGTTCCCACTTCAAAACATTCCCTGAGTTGCGGGAAGAGGTGCATTTTGTTGGCTCGATGCAGGGGCGTGTCAAGGCCTTTGCAGAGGAGTTTTTCAAAGAAATGAGAAGCAACCCGCACAATAGCTGGGCGAGGGACGAGGACATCCAAAAGGTAGCTATGCGCCGGGCCCGGAAGGTGGCTTACACCAGCTGTTATGCGTATTCCCATTCGGCAGGTAAGGAGTATGGATTAGACGGCGTGGTATTTAATACAGCCTGGGCTGGAACGAAGATAACGGAATCCTTACAGGGCGACGTAAAAGCCAAATTCCATCCGGAAGGTTGCGACACGGTGAAATCCGTGTTCGACCATGAACTCGGACACCGTATCGACGAACTGCTCCATGTGTCACAGCAGCTTGGCTCGAAAGACTGGTATCAGGAAGCGATCGTCCTGGGTGCAGGCTACATCAAAGACAACCTGTCGAAATATGCGATGACCAATCTAAAAGAGTTCGTCGCCGAGGCGTGGAGCGAATATTTGAACAATCCTAACCCTCGGGAGTTGGCTTCGCATGTAGGAGAAATGATAAAGGCCGAATATGAGGCGAGGTATAAAAAAAGCGGAGAATAATTTCTCCGCTTACTCCACGTATGCACGCATCACATTCACCTCCCGAGGCTCAAACACATACGTTCCCTTCTGTCCCTTCATTATGGAGTTATGGGGACGCAGAGGCAGGAACACATCCCGGGGGATGCTATCGAATGCCAGACATCGATCATCCCCAAGGTAATGCTTGCAGTTTTGGCAGCATTCGTCGCTGGTTTTAAACTCTTTATCAATCATAGTTTGCGCTTTGCGCAAAAATAACATTTTAAAACGCGAAAAGCAAGTAAAATGCCGAAATTATTTGATCTGAAGCGAAAAATCCTGACCGATCTGAAGGTCGAACTGCTCGACGAGTTCGACCGCAACTTCCAACGCCGGGCTTTTTTCGACCGCCCCTGGCCAGGACGGAAATCTCCGGGGAACGGTGACAAGCTTCTTAATGATACAGGATATGGCCGTAACAGTATTCGGGGGACCATCCGGCAGAACGGCGTTGAGTTCTCGACCGATACGCCCTACATGGGGCTGCACAACCGGGGCGGAAAGATCAAGATCACACCCCGGATGCGGAAATACTTTTGGTACATGTATCGCCAAAATGCCGAAAGCATTACCTACTCAATCAAGAAGCGTCAGGCCAACAATACCCAGCGTAATCGAATGCTGTCAGCGAAGGCGCAGTTCTGGAAAAATATGGCTTTGACAAAAAAGGATCATATAACAATTCCACAACGCCAATTTATCGGCGACCATCCCCGTGTCCGGCAGGCGGTACGGGAGGTTATACACCAAAACCTGCAGAGCGCTTTCCGGGAACTCGCAAAAGTCCTGCAACCTCGGTAAAACACCGTTTAAACGTCTTTAAAATGATTGAAAATGCAATGATCGCAGTCCAGGACCGACTGCTGGAACTGCTCCCCGAGAAGATCGCCTATCTGGCCGAGGATTGGGGACAGCTGGATTTCTACAACGAGCGGCCGCCCGTCAATTTCCCGTGCGTGCTGATCGACATTGCCGAGGCCGAGTTCTCGGACTGCACGCGAAAGGTGCAACTGGGCGAGGCGATCCTGACCGTACGGGTAGCGCACTTCGATCCCGTAAACATTTCAGCCCTCGCACCGAACCGTAACAAAGCATTCCGCATGTTCGTCCTGCTGCGGTTGATCTACACCCAGTTGCAGGGACTCTCCGGAGAGGGGTTTTCGGGCCTTACGCGCACATCCCTGCGGCGGGTGAAACGTGAAGATGCGATCCGTGAATACGTCATGCAGTTCCGGTTCGGCGGGACGGACAACGCAGCCTATAAGCCGCGAAAAAAGGCCGAAGGCGTCCAGATCGACATCACCACGGAACGCTCGTAACGAAACAGCCCGGCAATTTGCCGGGCTGTTTCGCATAAGATTGCTTTTTTTACTATTTTTGAAACAAAACAAGCGTATATGTCCAACTGGAGCAAAATTTGGAAAATCTTGACAACTCCCGTCAACACCCCTAAACCGAAAGAGCATACTCCGACTTCGATAACCCCTGCAGTTCAATGTAATCCGAGCAGTTCCCGGGATCATTGGCTGACCGTACACGTTGCACTTGCCTCTATGCGCGAGTTTCAAGAGTGTAATTCGGACCACACACTACTCAAGAAAGCGGAAAATCTTCGTAATATCATTGAAGAACTCAAAGGGCTATCCGGACAGTCCAACTATTCTGCAATTCTAAAAAAAGGGATCAACGAATTTGAGACGAATTGGCGGACAACCATCACCCCGCAGGAATTTGAACACCTTGAACACCCTGATAAAATGGATATTGACGAGATGATCCGTGAGAAATACTGTTCTCTCGCCTCAAACTACCGCCGCTACTGGGAAAGTGCCATCGCTCAACTGGTGCGGAAATCAGCTATCCTAAAGCGACGGCAATACTTAATAGAAGACATTGATCGTTTCATTGACGGTTTACCAATAAAGTATCCGGAGGTTGTGAGTGAATTGGAAAAATACAAGGCTTTCAACCTGAAGCAGATCGAAAGCCCTGAATAAAATCAATCGAACAGAGTTGGTTGTCGGATGTCCTGCTGCGTGCGTTCGCGTTCTTTGCGGAGCCAGGACAAATAGGCAGCATATTCGACATGAAACTGGTCGTAGATGTACTTTTTCCACACCCATTTCAGACACCTATCCTGCCGCCCGGGTTCATAGTACTGCTTCGTGATCCGCACCGCATGCTCACGTTTTCGGATGTGATTTTTGTTGTTGTATGCCATTTTCCGCAATTATTGACTATCTTTGTAGCAGGTCGGCCTTGTGATAGCAATATTGCAGGGCTTTTTTATGTCAGTTCACCACGGTCGGACCGCCTCCCGGAATGATGTAGATCGGCGTCACCTGAACCGAAGGCCGTGAGGTCGTGGCGGGCCTCTTGTCTCCGATGGCCCGCAGTTTGCGCACCAGTGCTTGCAGTTCCTGCGCATCGAGCATATAGAGCAGACGCCCGCATATCCGCCGCTGCAGCAGGAAACGGTTCACCTTCGTCCAATCCTCGGGCAAAGCGTACATCCCGAGTTTCGTCAGGTGTGCCAGGACCTGCGACCGGAGACGCCGGATCGCGTCAGAGGCCGGGGTCGTCTTGGCACGGTGGGCAAACTCCATATATGCCTGCAGGGCGACGATCTCATCGTCGGTAAGTTCGTCATAGCTGCGGGCATCCCACAACGCCAGGATGTCCTCCCGATTGGGGATCAGGCGGCAGGCCGACATCAGGGTATTGATCCGGCGAACCTTT